TCGAACAGTCGGGAACGGAGATACAGTTCAAGTATAATGGAGTAATCAAACAGAGGTTATTGAATGATGGCAGCATTGTTGGCATTGGAGAGATAACAGCATTTGGAGCAACATCTTAAAAAAGGATTAATATGAAAAGATTTTTATTCTGGTTAGCAGGAATTTTCAATGTAGATTTGACAGTTGAAAAAATCATCTACAAGGACAAGATTATAGAAATACCCAAAGAGGTAATAGTTGAAAAGGAAGTGATTAAGGAAATTATTAAAGAGGTTCCTGTTGAAGTTATTAAAGAGGTTCCTATTTACAAGGAAGTAAAATATGTAGCTTTAAAAGATGAGGTCACCAACGACACTTATGTTGAGGGTGATCTGGTTGTAAAAGGTTATCTATATGTAGATGGTGAAGTTTCATGCTTTAAAATAAAGGAGGACTAATTATGGCATTACCAAATACAAATATAAGTACAAGTTTAGTAGGGCAGGCGTTAGGTTCAGGAAGTAGAGATGTAGGTACTCTTTGTACTCATCCGAATATAAATAAGTGGAGTAAGTGGAAGCCGATTTCTATTGCTAAAGTTACAGGGCTAACCGAAAGCGATTTGCAATCGGCTAATTACGGGTTGTCAATACCTGCAGCGGACTCTGACGACGGAACATACCTAAGTCAAACGTGGGGTTATATCAAACCTACAGGAGGTTCAAATTCTCCTTACAGGATTGGCGATTTCAGGACGTATGAGCACGCTGCTATATGCCCTTTTAACTTTATTTTACCTAACTCTATTGCAGTTGGCAGTAGTGGAGTAGTGGCTAAGATAACATTCCCGAGTATTACGCCTTATAACGTTGACGGTAAGTACTTTTTTGGAGATAAATATTTTGGCGTGTTAATCAAAAAAGGTACTGAATTACAGTATAAAACGGCGACTATGACTATAAATAACGGAGGGACTACGGTCGATTTTTCCGAGTCAACTTTATTGGACACTACAGGAATAATCGAGTTATATGCAATGTTTACATCAACCGCAATTACGACTATTTCAAGCTCAATTTCACAAATGCTTTATTCGCTTAATGGCGAAGCAAACATAGCTTACAGAAGTGTTAACGTTTATGTTCCAGAGGCGACAGTCTATCTTATTGGCTTCGCAGGGTTAGCTACTGCCGACAGAAAAGCTATATCCCTTGACGGAAGTGTTAGTGTAGGAGGCGGAGTTATTACTCGACCAGCACATCTTACAAGACAATTAACAAAAAATTATACTCTTGATAATATTAGCGTTACGATTAGGCGTGATAGCGATAATGTTACAGTCTTTAGTCAGAGCTATGCACCAGATTTGCAGTCATCGCCAGAAGCTTTATATACCGATATGATGGCAGGCGAAAATATAAATTTACGGTCAACATTATACAAAGACGTAATCGGCCTTCCGCTTTTACCTCCCGATGACCACTACGTTGTAGTTTATAATCTTAATTACGTGTAAATGTGAAAAATGTAGTATCAAATATCGATATGGGCTATTCAATTCCTAACTTGAAACGGTTAGTGAATGTAATAGCCCATATCTTCTCCATCGAGAGCGAAATATTCATTATGCCTCTTCGGATGAAAGAGTTAGACGAAAATTCGTATGTAGTATCTTCTATAAACAGCTTTATTATTTACGTGAATGAGCTTTACTTAAGAAAAGATAAAGTTAGTGACTTCGTGATACGTATGATTATCCACGAAATGTGGCACGTAAAGCAGATGATTGACAAACTATTATCTTTTAATCAAGAGCATACAAAAGCGTATTGGAACGGAAACGAATACACTTCCGACCTTTCGCACGATGAAAGAGAATGGGAAAAGGAAGCGAGACAAGCCGAACAAAAATATTTCAAACAAATAAAAACTTTATATTATGACAACAAAGAAAATTAACTCGAAAGAGAAGTCCTCAACTGCAGCGACAAGCGCAAGCACGATTACACGTAACGAAGCAGTATCGCTATTTATGTTAATACGCGATATTAAGAACGGAAGCCTTTCGCGAGACGCGCTTGTAAAGTACGTAATGCTTCGCGTTAAACTGAAAGCGATTTACGACGAGTACGAACGTGTTCGGCAAGAAATAAGCGAACAGACGAAGCCGGAAGGATGGAAAGAAGGAGATTCTCCCGATGAATGGAACGAATCCTTCCGGCCAGTGATGGAGGCTTGGCTGAATGAGCCGATTGAAATCGAAACGAAGATATTCACGGAAGAGGATTGTGCCGACTTCATCATGAGCAACCCTGATCAGCCGGGAACCTTCGTGGATGTAGTCATGGAGTATTTGAAATCGTAGGTTATGAGCGTATTACTCCACATATCTATTTCTGTTTTTGTTGCGTACTCGATAGGCATAATCATTTACAAAGGCATTCCCAACTCAATTTCAGAAAGTTACTACATAATAGGCGAGGACAAACTGGAGTCTTCCCTATTTACGTGGTTTTGCTGGATTGTAGCGATTACCCTCTTTCCTTTCTGGCTTGAAAATGGTGGCGGTATTCTGGCATTCGCGGCGTGCGCTGGTTTATCTTTTGTCGGAGCCGCACCGCTTTTCAAGTCGCACGAAAAAACGATACATTTTGCATCGGCAGTTGTGTGTTTTGTCGCGGCTTATCTGTGGTTGTTCATCAATTTCAGGACAATATTCTTCATTTCTATGGCAGTTTTAGGCTTATTTTTATTTGTCAAAAAACGAACATTCTGGTGGGAGATAACGGCATTTACGACAATCTATATTTCAATGATATGAAGCTATACATAAGATTCGGGAGTTTAGCAAGGTTTCAGGACTTGTACGATTCGAGCGAATACCTACAAAAGGTGCTTTCACAGACAAGGTCGAACATCTACTACATAGATACCGACGACGTAAAGGAGATAGAAAGGCTGCTGAAAGGCAGGAGTATTAAATTTGACATAAGCGACAAGTGATGGGATGGGAAGTAATTATTTCGGCACTGGCTGGACTGCTCACGGGTGGAGGGGTATCATGGCTATTCAAGATCAAGGAGGACAAGGCTGGCTCTAAAGCGGATGTAGTGGATTCTTCCACCGATGCGATGAACAAGATGATGGAGCTGATCGGCTCACAACAGGACAGGTTCAACAAGATCATCGAGGGTAAGGACAAGCTGATAGAACAGCAGCAGGGTTTAATTGACGGATATAAAACAGCACTGGAGGAAGCAAATCAGAAACTTAAAACTCTCGAATTCAAGGTTGGAGAGAACGACAGGAAGATCAGCGGAATGCAGAAGACAATCGACAACGAAATCAAGGAAAGAAAGATTGCAGAAAGCAACATCTGTTTTGTGACGGAGTGCGAATTAAGAAAGCCGAGATTAGGAACATATAAGAAAGAAGCATGAATTTCGAGGAATATATAAAAGAAAACAGGGAAGAGTTTACCGAAAAGGTGAACAACATTTCCAATGAGTTGGGAATAGAAGCAAACTGGCTCATGTTCGTCATGTGGTTTGAATCTAAACTAAACCCACAGGCGGTAAATCCGATAAGCGGTGCCGTCGGGTTAATACAGATCATGCCATCCACGGCGAGAGCGTTAGGCACAACTACGGCCGTCCTAAAGCGCATGAACAACGTTCAGCAGTTAGATTACGTCTTTGCATATTTACGACCGTACAAGGGACGTATGAGGTCATGGGTAGATGTTTATTTAGCAGTTTTCTATCCAAAAGCAATGGGCAAGCCTGATTTTGTGATTACGTCGGATATAGTCGCAAAACATAACAAGATATTTGACATTGATAAAGATTTGGATATTTCAGTTAAGGAGATAGAAACGGTTTTAAGGAAAAGTATTCCTGAACAATATAAAAAATATTATCCATGAAGCTAAAAACTAAGCGTAAAATCTGGGCAGCTATCCTCACTTTAGGGTTAATCCTGTTTTTTGCGACAGGATGCAAATCTGTTCAGCCTGTTATTATTGAAAAGACTAAAATTGAATATAAGGACAGGCTAAGAGTTGATAGCGTGTATAATAGGGACACGGTTCAAATATACGGACGCAATGATACTATCTTCAAAGATATAATTAAATGGAGGGAGCGTTTCAGGATTGATACGGTAAGTGTGGTAAGGATAGATTCTATTCCATACCCCGTAGAAGTGATTTTAGAGGTCAATAAGCTCACCAAATGGCAGAGGTGGAGACTTACATTGCTTAATATAATTGGAGGGCTTACAGCCGTTTATATTGCGTTTAGGTTGTACTCAATTTAAGGACGCAAAGAGCGACCATAAATAGTTCCTACTTCATCGACCTGACCAACGCCAGCATCTCCATAGGCAATCCCCGACATACCATCGGTTATTTTATTTTTAGGGTTTAGAGCAAACTTCAAGATGTTGTTTGCTGCCAAAATATCCCTTTGGTTAATTGCTCCGCATTCAGAACATACCCATTCTCTATCGGATAATTGTAAATTTTTGTTTATTGCTCCGCATCCACACATTTTAGAACTCGGTTCAAAACGTCCTATTTCTAAATAGTTTCCGCCTTGTTCTGCCATCTTGTATTGAAGCAGGGTGTAAAACCTCCCAAGCCCTAAATCTGCAATTGATTGAGCCAGTTTGTGGTTTTTCATCATACCAGCAATATTCAAATTTTCACACGCAACTGTATCGTACTGTTTGACTATCGCAGTAGTTGTTTTGTGCAAAAAATCTAATCGTTGGTTTGCTATTTTTTCGTGTAGCCTCGCTACTTGCAAATTTGCTTTTTTCCTGTTTTTACTTCCTTTTTGCTTTTTGCTTGCACGCTTTTGAAGTACTTTAAGCCTTTTAATATTACTTTTTAAGTGTTTCGGGTTTTTTATTTCCGTGCCATCGCTTAATGTAGCGAATGTTTTTATCCCTGTATCAATTCCAACAGCATTTACTTTTGATATAGGCTTCTGTTTTATTTTTACATCAGGTAGTTCAACGGTAATTGAAATAAAGAATTTTCCAGTCGGCGTTTTTTTAATGGTTGCTGTTTTTATTTTCCCGTCAAATGTTCGACTAATTTTAGTTTTTATCCATCCTATTTTATTTACTGAAACTTTATTATTTTCAAAATCTACTTTCGTATCTTGCGGAAACCTGACACTGTGAGTTCCTTTATGTTTACTTTTAAATTTTGGAAATCCTTTCTTTTGCTTAAAAAACCGTGTAAATGCTTTGTCCATATTTATAATTGATTGTTGTAGACTTTGAGCAACAGACAGTTTTAACCACTCATATTCGGGATTCTTTTTTAGTTGAGTAAGTTCGGTCATCAAGGTAAAGGCAGATATATTTTTCTTTTGCGATTGATATTCTTTTATACGCCTATCCAATGCCCAATTATAGATAAAACGAGCATTTCCAAGCATCTGATTAATTTGCTGTTCTTGCTCCTTGTTTGGATAAATACGATATTTATAGCCTTTTACCATAATACAAATATACAACAAATATTTTAATATCTACACAAAAAAACAACTTTGTTTAGAAATAAATACGCAAAGAATAAAAACGTGGTATAACACACAGTAAGCGGCATTAAAGCGACACGCTTATTTACACCGTTATATTTGTTTAATTCAATTGTTTGCAGTATATTTGTTGTTACAAAACTTAATTGTTATATATTAACGTGATTATTGATTTAGAATTGATTTAAAGATTGATTTAAGACTGGTTTCTAAATTTGTTTTCAGGTTCATTTTTTTAGGTTTACTTTAGTTTACTCATAAACTACTTTTTAAAAGATTATTACTTTGAGAATGCCCGTCCGTGAGGATGGGTATTTTTTTTATGTGTCATGGTGTCAATGGTTTACAATGTGAATTATTTTATCAAGGGAATAAATGGCAATAAATTATTTTTATTTACAAGGAAATAATATTGTAAATATTTGCGTGTCAAGCGTTTAAGTGCCAAAATTAGAAATATTAGGTAAATTAGGCACTTTGAAAAACTATATAGGGAAAAGGCTATTGTATTGTTTATATATATATTTATATA